TGGTCATGAGACGAACAAAGCAGACAGGACGGCTTCTGGCACATTGCCGACATAACCAAAGAAGATTGACCATTCATGGTCCAACTGGTAGGATGGACGTGTGAGAAAGGCGCTGCAGACTTTCCCACGTCCATGGACCGGACTTCCCTCCGAGGCGCCTGCAACCGCCGAAGAGGGATTTTTCATTTCTGGAGGTGATCGTGAGAGATATCAAGTTCCGTGCATGGGAAGAATGCTTGGGAGAGAATGGAGGGTTCTACTTCTTCTCTGGTCCATGGGATTTCGTAGATAACGGATTTGTGGACATGAAGGGAGAGAAGAATTCATGGCCCGAAGACATGGAGCAGTTCATTGGATTCAAGGACAAGAACGGACGGGAGATTTACGAGGGCGACATTGTCAGACTCCAAGGCAGTAATACAGTAATAGAATGGCGTTTAGAAACCTCTACTAGCCATGGTCACGGTGATAGTGGAAGTGGTACCCATATTGGGTTCACCCTCTGGGGCTATGAAGATAGTCCCAATTGGTTCAGAAAATGCGAAGTCATCGGCAATATCCACGAAAACAAGGAGCTCTTGAAGTGAGCGACAAGAAACGGATCCTATTCTACGCCGATAGCCCAACCTCGATTACCGGGTTCGGAAATGTGGCTCGAAACCTTCTGCGCGAAATGGTCCCGCCAGGGCAATACCACCTGACCATGTTGGGAGTGAATTTCCAAGGGGAGCCCTACGTCGCCGAGGATCACCCCTACTTCGAGCCCGCCAAGGAATCCGTCTTTGACGGTCTATGGCCGGCCCGCGATGAACAGAGCCCCTACGGCTTCACCAAGCTGCCCATGTTCATCAAGCAAGGCCAATACGACATTGTGTTCGTCCTGCAGGATCCGGCCATCCTCGGCATCGCTCTGCCGGCCATCCTCAAGATCCGCGAAGAGCTCGAGAAGAAGTTCAAGCTCATTTTCTACTTCCCCGTCGATGGCTTCCCACGCAAGGAATGGGTGGAACAGATCATCTCGAAAGTCGATTACCCCGTGGTCTATACCGAGTTCGGCGCCCGGGAAGTCCTCAAGATCGACCCCAGCCTCACGCGGCTCAAGGTCATCGGGCACGGTTCTGAGCCCTCGGCCTTCTTCCCCATTGTCGGAGATGCCAAAAAGATGCTCCGCGGCCTGATTTTCCCTGGGATGCCGGAAGACTGTTTCCTGGTGCTCAACGTCAACCGCAACCAGCCGCGTAAGGACTTCAACCGCACCTTCGCCGCCTTCTCGGCCTTCCACAAGAAGGTGCCCAACTCGTTCCTGTTCATGCATGCCGCTCAGGAAGATGAGGGTGGCCGTATGGTGGATATCGCTGCCCACTATGGACTGGTTCAGGGCAAAGACTGGTCCTGTCCCGATCCACGGGTTTTCAACGTTGTCAAGGGCATTCCTGTCGAAGTCCTGAACCAGCTCTACAACGCGGCCGATCTGGTCATCAGCACTACAATCGGGGAGGGCTGGGGATTGAGTCTCACAGAGGCCATGGCATGCAAGGTGCCAGTCCTGTTCCCTCGCCACAGCGCCATTGAGGAAATCATCGGCCCCAACGAAGAACGAGGAACCTTCATCAAGACTGGTGGAGTGGATCATACGATCTCGCTCGGGAGAATGGACCCCATTCCTGTTAGGCCCGTAGTGCATGTTGACGACATGGTCGACAAGATGATGAACATCTATCGGTATCCCTCGAAGTACAAGAAGAAGGCTGAGGTAGCCTATGAATGGGCTATCCAGAACACTTGGGCCGCAAAGGGGGTACAATGGCGTGAACTGCTGGCCGAAGCACTCAAAGCCCAGGAGGAAGATAATGACCGCGAAAAGAATCAAGTTCTATAAGAAACTGATGGATCATCTGATCCTTCTTGAAAAGAAAACTGGTGCCCAGGACTATTTCTGCGTTCTGCTTGGCGATGAATATAAGGGGAAATCGACAGTTCTCTTCTGTCACATGAATAGGCCACCATTATTTGCAAGCAGGTCTCTACCTTACAATTTCGGAGTCGGTTTATGAACTCAAATCTCAGAGCGAACAAGGAACTCCTGATCGTGGTGAACCGGCAGCTCCATCTGCTTGAGCAAGGTATCCTGCCGCCCGAGCTCGAAAAGATCGCCCTAGAGATCTTCGGCACCCGGGAGAACGCTGTCGCAGGCATGAGGAAGGCCAAGCAAGCCGACAAGGTGGGCCTGGAACATATCATCCAGACCTATGAGGCCGGCCAGGCGTGAGCACTCCACCTCTTCAACGTGCCTCGTGCACCAACAAGGTCCGGCATAAGTCCTTGAACGCCGCATGGTCAAGCATCCATCTCATGGAGAAGCAGGAGATCGACGTCAAGGGAATCAAGCCGTATAGGTGTCGGTACTGCGGGGGGTACCATACCGGCCACCATGGCCCTGGAGGCTACAGACGATGATCGACCCCTACGAAACTCTGGGTGTGACCAGGGACTCCGACCCCAAAACCATCAAGAAGTCCTACCGCAAGCTGGCTAAGGAACATCATCCTGACCATGGGGGTGATGAGTCTAAGATTACCGCTCTGACTCTAGCGTACGATATCCTCTCAAATCCTGACAAGAAAAAGAGATACGATGAAACAGGTGAGAGTGGTCCCGCCAACAGAAAAGCCCAGATCTACGCCGAGTTCCTCAAGATGAGTGAAGAGATCCTCTTGAAGCAAGAAGGGATGCCCATCAAGCAAAGCGTCGAACGCATCAGGGTAGGAATCGAACAGCAGATGAGGGACGCCGAAAGCAAGATCGACCATCAAGTCAAGGTGCTGGAAGCCGCGAAGGCTCGCATTGTGCAGGCTCCCGAGAACGATATCCTGGGCCACATGATCCAGCAACGCCTCGATGACTTTGTGAAGCAGAAGGAACAACTCAAGACCAATATGGAGATCGCCCAGGCCGCTCTACTGCTATTCGACAGCTATGAGATCAAAGAGCCTGAGTCGCCTCTATTCACCTGGGGAACGGTCACTCGGGCTGGCTGGTAAGTTGACGACTCCCCATTCCACCGCTAGGTTCTAGCCATGGCCAAGATGGGGCGCCCGCCGCTGACATTCGACAAAGAGAAGTTTGAGAGCTACTGCGCCATCATGTGCACGGAGGTGGAAATAGCCGCTTTGCTCAAGATGTCAGTCGATACCCTTGAACGCAGAGTGAAGGAAATATACGGCCAAACATTTGCGGAGGCATATAAAACCCTGTCGAGTGGCGGAAAGATGTCCCTTCGACGTGCCCAGTTCCAAGCGGCCGAGAAGGGCAATGTAGCAATGCTCATCTGGCTGGGGAAACAGCTCCTTGGCCAGGTAGAGCGCGGGGACTCTGCATTGAGTGGTGAGCCGCCTATGCGGATTCACATCAGCGGCAAACCGGACAAAAAAGACCTCGACACCGATAAGAACGACAACCTGGAAATCAGCAAGGGCAAGCAGTGAGTCTATCGGACATCGTACCGTTCCGCGGCCAACGCCAGATGCTCGCGCTTCCGTGGGCCGAACCCGATATTCAGAGCTTCAGCTATGTCGCTGGATACGGGGCCGGCAAGAGCACCCTCGACGACATGCTGTTGTGCGATCTGGCGGACCGCTATTGGAAAGAGGATGTCCGGGTTGCGATCTTTTCGAATACGATCAGCCTACTCAAGAAGACCGTCGTAGCTGACTTTGTTCGATGGCTCATACAGTCTGGTTCCAAGTACCATTACGACCATTCCCAGAACATCATCACGATCGGAAAGATGACCTTCTTGCTCCTGGCGTCTGGGCGTCCCGAGGACGTGTATGGACCAAACGTTCACGTCAGTCTCTCAGACGAGATGGACGAGCTCGAGCAGAGCGTGTGTATCGAAGCCCACCGAGCTATCAACGAACGAACACGCCTGACGCTGCCCGACGGCCGAAAGCCATTCATGGTGTTCACCACCACAGCCCAGGGCTACAAGGGCACCTACCAAATCATCGAGCAATACAAGGAACAGAGGACGCCCTATGCCCTGGTGCGCGGCAAGACCAAGGACAACACCGCGCTCGATCCGGGGTATGTGAAGCGGCTCTATGACCTGTACACCCCTAACGAGCAGCTGGCTTTCCTCGAGGGGCATTTCGTCAACCTGACCTCGGGCCGCGTCTATCCCGAATACGATGAACCGCGGCATTACATCGCCCCCTTCGAGGTATTCCCAAACGAGACCATCCATATCGGCCAGGACTTGAACCAGGGCTTCAGCAAGGCCGTAGCGTTCATCATCCGCAACTCAACGCTGTACGCTGTGAAGGAGTGGAGCTTCGCGGACATCGGCCGGGCCCCCGAGGCCTTCCGCCATGCGTTTCCCGTCAATGCGATCTGCTGGTACCCCGACAACTCGGGCAAGCCGGTACTGGGCGGCTATGTTGACGAAGCCAGCTCTTTTGACGTCAAGATCATGTGGACGGGCCGCAATCCCTCGATCCTGGACCGCATTTTCAACCTGAACAAGATGCTCCGCGTCGACCGGGTGAAAGTGTTCAAGACGCTCAAGGAGTGGCCCATGGCGCTCAAGACCCGCGGGTTCGATAAGAACGGGGTGCCTGAGAAGGGAAAGGGGCCGACGTCTCCCGACCATGTGGCAGACGCGGCTGAGTACTGCTGCTTCTGGGTGGTGGCCAACATGGAAGAGTTTCGCGACCTGTATGAACTGACCCCGGCAGCGAGGAAAAACTGATATGCTGTGTCCCATGTGCGTTGAGATGCGGCAACGGGTAGAAATGAGGGAGCTAGGAAAAAGCGGCTCGACACAATACCTTCTATGCATGACCTGTAAGTACGGGCTGACCGTCCGGGGCACCTCAGTCGATAGGCCTAGAATCGAGGAAGGGGAAATGTTCGCCCCAGAGGAAGACGCAGATTGAAAGACTTCAAGAGACTTGCCGATTCACACCCCAGTGCCAACTACAAGAAGATTTACGAACTGATGGCCGGCGCCCAGACGCCCCAGCACATCCATGAGGGTGTCGCTGACGGAATGACGGTGCCCAGTCAAGCCGCTCACTCGCCTAAGGACATTGAGGTCATGCGCGGGGCCCTATGGGACGAGGTGAAGACGGGCATGGCCATGGACGGCACTTCTAGGACCATGGAAGAGGTTGGTCAAGGCTTGACGGTCAACATGGATCGCCTGGCCAAGCAGATCACCGCCAAGGGTGAGGGCATGAGCGCCGACGCCTTCTTCAACAACTTCACCGGCATCGGTACTGGCCTCGACCCTGGCACCTACAACGCGGCTTCCATCCCCGTGGTGGTTTCCCCGCAGGAAGCGACCAGCTACTACAGTAACGGCGGCATCGCTGGCACGGTCATCGACAAGAAGTCCCGAGGCATCTTCACAAACGGTTACCAGTTCATTGGCGGCCTTACGGAGGACGAACTCAAGGAACTCAAGGACCACGCCGACTCGCTGAACTTCGCTGAGTCGTGCGTCGAGTGGTGGCGTGATGGCTGGATCTACGGCGGCGCCTGTCTGATGCCCTGGCTCAAGGGTGACAACGTCCTGACCCACGAGATGACCATCGAGCAACTGGGTAAGGCCGGCATGCTCAAGGAAGGGTGCCTTCAGTACTTTTGGACCGCCGACCGGTGGAACTCTGTGCTCATCCCCAACTACAACATCAGCGCCCGCGACTACCTGACCCCTGAGGAGTTCTACATTCCCCTGGCCGGGCTCTCTATCCGTACCGAGCGCATGGCCATCGCCCGACCAAAGAAGCTCCCCTACTGGGGCACCATTCGGCAGATGGGTTGGGGCATCAGCGACTTCCCGTCCTTCATGCCGTCGCTACTGGCCTATGAGATCATGATCCGGTCTATCCCGATCATCAGCCAGCAGCTCAGTCTGGTCTACCTTCACCAGCCCATCGATATCGTCCTAGCCCAGTCGGGCATGAACGCTGTCAAAAAACTTCAGGCAGAGAACCAAGCCGCCATCGACCAGTGGAATCCGCTCAAGACCCAGGTCATCAACATGGCCGGCGAGCTCAAGAGCATCGAACGGCACTGGACCGACTTTGACAAGTTGATCCTAATCGGCAAGCAAGACGTAGGCGCCAAGGCCCAGATTTCCCATACGGTACTGTTCAACGAGCAGACCGCCAGCCTCGATGAAAAGAGCTTCGACACCACGCTCAAACAGGCCGAGACCATCCAGCTCTCGGGGAACCAGTTCTGCCTTCAGGTGCAGAATGTCATCCAGTTCCTCGTGTACTCGAAGTGGGGCTATAACTCCCCTCAGGGGCGCAAGGCCAAGGACGTCCGCATGAGCCTGGACGCCCCCATCGTGGCGACCAACCAGGAGAACATGGAGTCCTTGACGGCGGCCGGCAACTTTATCACCCAGGCCACCCAGGCCGGTTTCCAGCTTGGGGACGCCGTGGAGATGACGCGCAAGTTCATTCCCAAGTTCGAGCCTGACAAGGCGATGGCTTCGCGTATCTCGGCCTTTGATGACGCCGAACAGGACTTCGAAGAGGAACAGCGCCAGCAGACTCTCGAACTGGGCAAGCAGAAGACCGACAGCACCGAAGAACAGGACGCCGGGTCAGGCAACCCACCCACGCCGGCCGCGGCTACCATCGCTGACTCCAAACCATCCTGGCTAACGCGGTTGTTCAAGGTGGGCGGCAACCGTGGCTGACGTCAAAGAGTCTGGGTTGGCCTATGAAATCCGCAACCTCGAACTGAAACTGAACAAGCGCCATGACAAGGCGGTCAAAGCTCTCAAGGCGCGTATTGACGAGCTTGAGGCCATTGTGGGGAAGCTGGGTGCTTGGGTCGCTTCCAAGCAACGGGCCGAGGCCCAGGAGAAGGTCGATGATACTCCGGTGATCCACAAGCGCGATGAAACGGGGGAGCCGTGGCTCAAACGCCAGTAGCACCCCGATCCTTTGCCGGATACCTCCAATCGAAGGGGACCTCCGAAGGATTCCAGCGAATGCGCCGCCGCGGTGTGGTGCTTCCGCCGTTCCAGGTCGAGCAGTCAGCCGCCAAGCTGGTACGGGTCGAGTTCGAGGCGATGATTGCGGACTTCAGGAAACACCTGGTCCTAGCATCGATCCAGACTGGCCAAGGGGTCCAGGATGCCGAAAACGCCCTAGTGGTCCAGACCATAGCCCGGATCAAGGAGCAGCTTGCGATCCTGAACGCGGCTAGATCGCTCAAGGAAGACGACGCCCGCATGCGGCTCCAGTTGTCCCATCAGTTGGCCGAAGCCCAGCAACACTTCTTCGCGGACCTATTCGAAGATGCCAGCGAACGTATGCGAACGACATTGGCCTTCTCCCTGGACAAGGATGATGTCTTCCGCGAGCGCCTGGACGGTATACGACTCGGCTACCTCGATACCGCTATGGAGCGTATCGCTGATGGGCGAAGCTCCCTGAGGAAGAAGTTCATCGGCGTACTTGAACAATGGGTCAGCGGCGAGCGCCTGGACTTGGATGGTCTTGATGGCCTGATGGACAAGATCAGCGTCGAGGGCCTTAACTTCTCCAAGTTCTTCGCCCGGGATCAGTTCAGCCGGTTCAACAAGTCTCTGATGGTGGCCAGCTACGACGAGGCCGGCGCCAAATGGATCAAGTGGGTCACGGTTGGAGACGCCCGCGTACGCAGAAGCCACCGAGCACTCAACGGGAAGATCTTCGCCATCGACGACATGCCTATCGAGTACCTAGACTATCTTTGTCGGTGCGGGTTCCTTCCGGTGTTCGAGCTTGGGTCGCGGCAAGTCACCCGCGGCGATGGGATCGCATTAGCAGCCTAGGGAGGGCATATGGAGAAAGAGACATATTCAGGTTTCTCGGCTGAGATTGGTTACGATATCGAATTTGAGACACATAAGATAGACCAACAACTCCGGTCATTTTCATGCAAGATCACGATGGGTAAGCCTGTATGGCTTTTCCCAACCATCAAAAATCCAGACCGCAAATGGTGGCAGATCTGGAAACCTTCGAGGATCCTAGATCCGAGATTCTCGGACATCTTCGAGGCCGTCTCGAAAGCATGATAGACTCAACCCTGCTAAC